TATATCAATAATTTTTTTAGCTTGAATATCATCAATAACAGATATGTCTAATTCATCATGTATTTGTATATGAGGAACAATTCCTTCTTTATATAAATTTAACATTGCTTGTTTTGTCATATCAGCAGCGGATCCTTGTATTAATTTGTTTAATGCTTTGTATGTAAAACATCTTTTTATTTTAGGATCTTGTTTTAATCTTTCAACATCTGCTTGAGGATATTTAGCAAGCCAACCATCTATAAATTTTTGTGTTGCTTCTTCTTTTGTCATTGGTGTTGACATAGTTCCCATTCTAAATTCATCTACTTCCCATTTATCAAATCTACATTTTCTACCTAACAATGTTTTAATATATCCATTTTGATTTGCCAGTCTTGATGTAAAGTTCATTAATTCTTTTACAAACGGAACATTATCATGATATTGATTAAATAAATTTTCTGCTTCTGCTTTAGTAGACAAACCAAGTTCAGCCTGTAGTTTAGCTTTACCCATTCCATAGAATAAACCTAAATTAATTGTCTTAGCTTGTGTTCTAGATATTCCTGCCATATCAGCAACTGTTTTATGGAAGTCTACATTATTTGAATTAAATCTTTCTACAATGTTTTCTACAGCTTCATCAAAACAAATCGGCTCAATCTCAGCAGCATAGTGGACTACAAGTCTAGGTTCTTGCTGTGAATAGTCAAAACAACCCCATTTATGACCTTCTTCTGGTATGAATAAAGATCTAATAAGAGGTCCTAGCTCCTTGTTCCTCGCTGGGATCTGTTGGAGATTAGGATTAGCATATGAGAATCTTCCTGTAACAGTTCCACCTTGATCTGATCTAATAGGATTGATGTCAGCATGAATACGTCCCTTATGTTCAAATCTTAAAATTGTATCAATAAAAGTTGTATGAGCTTTGTTTATTTCTCTTGCTTTAGCAATCATTTGGACTATAGGGTGTTTGTGCTCTTGTAAAAAATTTTTAGTGAAAGAAGGTGCTAATGATTTCTCAGTTCTTTCGTAATGTAAACCGAGCTTATCAAAAACTTTTGATATGCTTCTTGCTGCCCAAATCTGTGGTTCTATCCCTGTTTGCTTTTTTATTTCTATTAATATGCCTTGTTCTTGTGACAACAGCTGCTGCTTTAGCTTGTTTGCTTGGTCTATATCAACTCTTACGCCTTTAAATTTCATATCAATAAGACAAGGAAATAAATCTGTTTCCAATTTAAATATTGGTTGTATTTTTTGAAATTCTATTTCTTTAGTTAATACTTTAAATAATTCTAATGTAAGTTCAGCATCTTTTTCAGCGTAAGAACCCACATACATGGCCGGTAATTTATACATTTCAGACTTTGGATCTATTCCCCAGGATTGAGCTGCTTCATTTAATGCAGCCTCATTTTTTGTCTTACCTAAATAATCAAATGCAACACTATTTAATGAATACCATAATCTATTTTCATCAATTAATGATGCCATAACCATTGTATCTACAATCTGTCCTTTAATCTCGACGCCCGCTGCTCGAAGCCAGCATACGTCATACATTGCATTGTGAAATAACTTAATATTAGGTGCGGAACAAACTTCTTTAATCCAAGCCATTACTTTTTCTTTTTCTAGATTTCCACCACCTTCATGAGCTATTGGATAATAAGCTGACCATCCTTCTACGGCTACTGCGATACCAACTATTTGTCCATGACCTCTAATTGCACCAGATCCCATTGATTTAAGATCTGGATCTTTTGTTTCTAAGTCAATTGCAACATGACTATAACCTTTTAGATTAGGAAAATTCTCTGGACAAATCCATTCTTTTTGAGCTTCAAACATTATTGTACTACTCCCATTAAATAACAATATATACAAAGCATTGTAAATAAACCTATTATGTAAGTAGCTGTTTGTGGTCTCTTAAACATTGTAATCTCTTTCAATAATCATTTCTATATAATGAATTGCTTTTAAAAGATCTTGCTTCTTACCTTTGTCTTGGTGTCTGCAAATATATTTTATCGCATTTCCTTCTGCAAACAGTATCTTATTATCATTAATAAATCTAGAAGGTTGTATCTTATATTTTTTATAATGAGCCCCTCCTACTTGTTTAAAAAAAACTTTGTTACTCATATGATTGGATCTCCTATGTTGTAATAATATTCTTCAGTTGGTTGCATAATATATAAATTCTCCTTTGTTCTGGTTATACCTACAAAAAACAATCTATGCTCTGGGTTAGGATTTCTTAATGCTGATTCATAAATGATCTTTTCTAGATCAGTAAACAAAACAACATTTTCGCATTCTTCACCTTTGACACCATGTATTGTAGATACTTTAATCCTTGCTTCTGAAAATAAATCATCACCATTTGCTATCAATGATTTCATATATAATTTACTTTCTTCCGGAATATTTAATTGTTCCCAACTCCCAAATATTTCTAACCCATGATCCATCATAAGATCATCTAAATCTACATATTTTATATTTTCTAATGACTTACCTTCTGAAAATCCTCTCTTAACATGTTTTTGTTTATAACTTAAATATTCATAAACTAATTTTGCTTCATCTCCACCAACAGAAGCTCCTTGATTTAATCTTACCCAAATTCTATAAGCTTTCAATAATGAATTCGGTAATAAGTCATTGATTTTACTAGCAAATCTTAGGTTTAAAGAAGTTAAAATATCTCTTATTGGATATAACATTTTATTAGTTCTAGCTATGACCATCCATTTTCCAGAATTAAAATCTATATTATCAATTGTTTGATTATGAAATACATTGCCTTCAGCATCTCGAGGCTTCCAATCTTTAATCATTCTATTATCAATATGTTCTAATACACTTAAAGCTTCTTTATGAACTGATCTTGGAACTCTTCTTGATTCTATTCTTGGATCTTTCTCACCTGTTAAATTTATAAATATATTTTCATTTGCGCCTTGGAACGTATATATTGTCTGGTCATCATCCCCTGCAAGGTAAGATCTTTCACATTTTGATTCAATGTAAAAGAACATATCCCATTGCAGAGGATTCAGATCTTGGGCTTCATCGAGAAAAACAGCTTTGAGTGGGGGACACTTGTCTTTCTCAACAAACTTTTTAATCATATCGGAATATTCAATCATCCCTGTTTGTTCTTTATATGATTTTAAATCGGCATCAATCTGTTCTGTTAACCACACATCAATAAAATGTTGTAAATCTAATTCTATTGCGGCATCAACAATTGAAATTTTTTTCGCTCTAGCATATTCAATAATCTTCATGTGATTGTTTTTATATTGAGGTACTCCAGAATCATTTATATATGATTCAAAAGACATATCTCTGCATATTTGTGAAAAGTTTTTAAATGCTTTCCATTTAGAATCTTTTAATAATTGTGTATTAGTATCTATATTTAATTGTCTTGTACCTAAAGAATGCATTGTAGATATATAAGGAAAATCTTTTTTAATATCATAATTGGGAAATATATTATCAATTCTTTTCTTCGCTTCTTCCGTGGCTGCATTACTAAATGTAATGTAAGCAATCTTATTAGTAGGAGTTTTATATTCTTCAATCTCTTTCCTTAAATAATGATTGGTTAAATGATATGTCTTTCCTGTTCCTGGAGGTCCTGGAATAATTATTCTTTTCATACTAAACTAGATTCTTTCATTTTTGTTTGTCTTACATTTGGTTTATCTAATTTAATAGTTTCCATCTTCATTGCTCTAATAAGTTTCTTTTCTATAGATATTCTTTCTTCCTTAGCTCCAAACAATTCACTTAATAGTCTTAATGTTCTTTGTTTTTGCAATATCCATGACTTAGATCTTTGTAAATATTTCCATAAATCTGAAAATTTAAAATAAGTAAATCCTTCTTCTGTAAAAGGTAAACCTCTCATTATATCAGTTATCTTCTTACCTGGTGCTTTATTTATAAAGTCAGCCAATAGATCTTTTATTTGCACATCTACTTTTGCAGAATCAGGAGCATCTAATACTTGTAACTTATCAAATAACTTAACTAATTGTTTTCTCCATATAATCTTTCCTAATGGAAGCATAGGTTTAGATATTTGATTCATACATGCCACAGAAAATTTCTCAGGATCATGTAATGTAACATCATCTACCTCAACGCTATCACCATCTATGTTAACAAAATATAGCGGAGGATCTGATGGATATTTACTAATACCTGTTATCTCTGGTGGTGGAACATCATCTCCAACTCCAAATTCTCTTTTAGAACACAACTTAGCATTACAATAACTAACAATAGGTTCTAATTTACATTTATAACGATAATCTTTTTTACCAACAGATTCTATAGATCTTGTTATTTCAGCATGTTGTAATGGTGGCTTCATATATTTCTCATTATAGACATACATTTTTGCTTGCCATTCATTCTCAAATCTTTTCTTTAAGTAAACACCAATGTTATACATCATGTCATTTCTTCCGCCCTCATTCATTCCATCTTTTAATATTGTTTGTAAACAAGGTGGTGCACCTTTTAAAAAATCATCTGAATTATCTGTTTCATTAATTTTTAAGTTAAATAATTCTTTTTCCGTTAAAGAATATTGATCATATAATTTAAAAAACTCATCTACTTTTAATGCTTCTCCATTATCATTGAATGCAAACCTAACTGATTTATTACTTCCATGATAAGGAACATTTAAAAAACTCCCTGTATCTCCTCTCTCAGCTCTAATGTAATCTTGTTTAGGAAATATCTCTGCTTTTGCATATCCTAATATACCTGCAATCTTTTTTAATCTTTCTCTCATTAAACTTGCCGCAACAAATTCTTTAGTAAATAAAAATACGTGAGCTCCACCAGATTTAGATCTAAATAAAATCATAGGAAAATCTTTATCTCTAATCTTTTTAATAAAAGCTTTATGATCAAATGGATAAGTATCAATATCAATACATCCCCATTTACATTTGTTATCTTCTCTAATTGGAACTATACCTAATGCTGGTTCAGCTCCGTCTAAATGAGCTTGCCATAATAAATCTGACACTGGTTTTTTTATTGTAAATGATTTAGCTTCGTGTTTTCCGTTCTCTGAAAATTCTTCTGTAACTTTGGTTTGTCCATATGCAGTTTGCAAACCAGCAAATATCTCTTTAAATCTTTCTAACATATCCCACTCTTATTTATATGGGTGGTATTTCTACCACCCAAGAAGTTATAACTATTTTCCGTTAGCTAATGATTGATAGAACTGTTTAGCTCTTTCATACACTGCTGGATCTTGTATTGGACCAACTTTTTCTATGTTGTATCCATACCATTGATTTCCTTTACCGGAATTCAATACGGTTTTTAAATTATAAATGTGGCTAAATGATGGTGGAGTATATACACCATTTTTTCCATCTAAAGTGATAGACATCATCATAGCATTCCATTTTCTACTAATCTTACCTTGAGATGAACTCATAGAGATAAGAGCAGTTTCAGATGAACCATTATCAACTATTACAACAAAATGTTGACCAACAGTTAAAATATAATTACCGTTTGGCAATCTATCTTTACCCATTTGATCTTTAGTTGTTTTAGTTAATATATCAGAACTATCAGAATAAATTTGTTCAGGTCTTCCTGATCCTGTTCCAAAGTCTGACCATTCTTGGTATTCCAATCTATAATGGCAAGGAATAACACTTATTCCTTTAGCTCCATCATAAACTTTCTTTGTTACTGTATTTAGTAACATTCCAGGTTCAGCTCCTTCTACATAAGCTTGATTTCGCTTTTGTGCTTCAGCAGAACCATTTTGTAATAGTTTCAAGATTGGTAAAGCTAAACTTCCTTGCTTTACATTCTCAAAACCTGCATGTGCATCACCTTCAAACATTATTGTAGAAGGTAGTGGTGCATCTTTCTTTATTGCTACTTGCTTCTCGTTTCTCGTTTCCATTTTCTATT